ATCTATATGCCTTCTCTAAGTTAATAACTGTTAACTTAAATAGCAGGTATTGTTAACTTGAATCCCGCGAGCGGTTTCCGAATCCCGCGAGCGGTTTCCGAATCCCGCGAGCGGATTTCACTTCTCATCACAGTACTGGGAGATCATCTTCTCCTCTTCCTGCTGCTTACGCTTCAGCTCGCTTGGCGGAACCCAGCCAAACTTCCTGAATGTCCTAACCACATCGGTTGATACGTCATTGATGTAGATGAAGCTCTTGTCTGTTATGTGGCGGTGGTTGTGATGGATCACGACACCCTGATCATCGTCATATTTACTCATATTGTTCCCTCTTATTTGTAGAAGTGGTGAAGCCCACAGGTGGTGACATGCGTAAGCCTGTACCAACTGGCTGGCTTATCTATCCAAGTCGCATGGAAGTGCGTTGCATCAAGCCGACCCCGTCCATATATGGCGGTTCTGGCCGCTCGCTCGGACTTTGCCCAAGCAGCACTCTCTCTATTTGGTCGGTGCTCAACCTTTATAACCCCATTGGTCATCTTCTCTGGAACCCAGCTGAACTGAGCGGGAGCCAAAACAACCTTGGCGATGTCTCCATCAGGCCCCATCTGATTTAACCTATTAAGCACGACCTGCCCAATCTTGACCTGACAAACCTCCTCTTGATTGCGCCCTTCGTACCAGATCGTCAGCGTCAGCCAGAGCAGCATGCTCTCCATCAGTTATATCTCTTCTTGTCATGGTGGGTCTTCTCACTGTCACGCTCTTGAGCGTCATCGATCATGTCAGATATAAAGTACAGGGCCTTATCCTTGTCCGCCCCGGACGAGACGACCGCAGCTGAGTACAGGATCGCCAGTATTGTTATGGTCTCGTTGGCCTTGTGCTTTATCAGGATTTCTGACAGCTCTTTGAGAAGAGACGAGTTGAGGTAGCTCATGTCGCTCATAGCATGAGTCCTATTAAGTATCCGATTAGCACCAGCAGCAAAATTACCGGGACAACTACTACACATAGAATCACACAGACGATCATCGTCTCGTGGTGAGAGAACCTGTACCGCCATTTATCCTTAATCATGCTTTGATCCCTTTATGTAGAACTTCCTGTTTACAGTAAACCCATTGGTCTCCAGTATTCCTTGATCAACTAAAGCCTTTAGGCTACCTCCCAAACTGGATGGAGAGATGATTCTACCCCCTAAAGCCCGCTCCAGTAACTCCCGGCGCTGCGCCCCCGGCTTGTGCTTAACGTATTGGATGATGTCCATCATGGCCGCAGTCATCCGCTTTACCTGCCTAGACCTGCTCTGTCGCTTGTAGTCCCGCATCTCTACAGTCCGCATAAGCTTCAGCCGTTCAGTCTCCTCCCATTGCAGCCTGTTTCGTTTGGTGATGTTAAGCACATCATCAGCGATCCCAGCCAGCGATCCCTTCCCCGTCAAATCCGAATACTGCCCCCCAACTGGATAGTTAATTTTCGTTCCCCGATATTTTTATTGGTTAAAAAGATATAGCTTGTCTCGATTAAAGGCATCGATACTTTTTTCAGCACTTGGCTATTTCGCGCCGGACGCATTCATCTGGAGATGAATTTGTTAACCTTGTCCATGGCATCTTCCTTGCCATTCCCCATGATAACCGTGTGTCCGATGCCCTCTAAGTACTCGATCCAATCCCGCTGCGATGCGCTGATCGTCCCGCCCTTCTCGTTCTTCATCTCGATCCATAGATTCCATGCCGGGACAAATAGATCTGGAACCCCGGCGCTTACTCCCTCCGCCTTGAGCCGAGCCCCAGTACCTGCAGACCGAGCACCCCCATTTGGTATGGCGAAGATCCTAACCAGAAAGCTGCGCCTAAACCACTGCACCAACTCCCGCTGCTCCTCATGTTCTGTCTTCATTTCCAGCTCCTATTCATGACCTTAAAGAACTTCCCGTCCCGCTTGTACTCTATGCGTTTTGGCCGTGCTACTGCGTCATTCAAATTCCCAGCGGTCTTTTCCATGTCATCCCCTATCTCTGGCCCATAACGCGAAAACTCCTTAGAGTCCCAGATTATTTTCATCAACAGTTTGCGGGCAATTTCTCCAGCATATCCATCATGGGCAATGCAAAGGTACTCGCTAACGATTGGGTCTGATAGCTTAGTGCCATAGTACCTCACCATCAACATATCTTTGCCGGACTGCCTGCTGGTGTGAGCTGACCAAGTCCACGACTCAATCGTCATATCATTCCCGGCGATCCCCATGATGTCATCATCATGGAGTTTTAGGCCCGCCCCTTTCTTTTTATCATTGCCGGGAAACTCATACTCACATGATGGGCAGATCTTCACCGATGGATGAACGAGCTCATGGCACTCCGGGCATACCTTGACGGGCGGCACACCCCCACCCTCCGTGACCTTTTGTGGCGTATCTACACTGGTGATTGGCCCATGCCGAGAGACGTTCCCGGCAAAATCCAGCACCATGCAATGATCAGTGTGGCTCTTCGGGCGCATCCCCCTACCCGCCATCTGGATGTACAGCACCGCGCTCATGGTCGGGCGCAGCATTACGATCAGGTCAAGGTCGGGGTGATCGAATCCAGTGGTGAGGACATTGGCATTGGTCAGCGCCTTTATCTTCCCGCTGCGAAAGTCGGCCAAGATTCTAGTCCGCTCCTTCTTTGGGGTATTGCCCGTGACCGTCTCCGTCACAATCCCATACCGATTGAGTTGATCGGCAATGTGGTAGGAGTGCTCTACGCCAGAGCAAAAGAATAGCCACGACCGCCTGTCTCCCGCCCTCTCTATTGTCTCAGTTACCACCATAGAGTTCTGCAAATCGGTATCAACTGCGGACTGCAGTTCACTCTCGATGAACTCCCCGCCACGCTTGTGGACTGACGATGTGTCCAGCTCCGTCTTGGTCTTCTTTGACTGCAGCGTTGCCAAGAACCCTTTGTAGATCAACTCAGGGATGCGGACAGACTCAAGCAGCGCATCGAATATGGCGGGTTTGTCGGTGATGACCCCATGCCCCAGACGGTACGGGGTGGCGGTCAATCCTACTACCCGCAGGTTGGGGTTGATCGAGGTCAGGACATCGATCAGAGTCCGATACCCACCCTCAGCCTTGTGTCCAACGAGGTGGCACTCGTCAATGATAATTATGTCGATATGTCCAATCTCATGCCCACGCTTCCTGACCGATTGTATCCCGGCAAAGGTGATGGAGTTCCCCAGTTGGCGCATCCCCATGCCAGATGAGTAGATCCCCATCGGCGCATCCGGCCAGTGCTCACGCATTCTGGCGGCATTCTGCTCGATCAGCTCCTTGACGTGCGTCAGCATCAGGATTTTGGTGTTGGGCCAGCTCTGTATCGCAGCCTTGCAGAACGCCGCAATAATGTGACTCTTGCCCGACCCGGTAGGCAGGACTAGGCACGGGTGCTTGAGCTTGCTAGTCCTGAACCAGTTGTCGAGATCATCCAGCGCACGTTGCTGGTAGTCCCGTAGCAATATCTCAATCATCCTACAATCCTCGCATCGAACTCAGATCTCAGCTCATTAATAACCTCATCTGGATTGGCGCAGGCATTTGGATTGGACACCATCTCCTTGCTCGAGAAGCATTGGTTGTCATAGGCAACGTTCCGATCACCATTCCTGACGGGCTTGCCATCAATGATGTAGACAGCCTCGTGTGCGTTGTCGCTATCTACCCTGTCCCACGGCACTAGGTCAGGATGTAATACATGTGAGTCACAGCCAGTGCGTTGGTTCTCTACCGCCAGTTCAATGTTGTCGTATCTGGCGCACGTCCATTTGGAATCTGGTGTGGCCGTAGAGTGGGCGCAGGTACGGCAGTTCACCTCTTTGGTGAGCTTGGTGTCGTGGCAGAATGAATGAGCAGGACACCACTTGCACTGATACCAGTCTGGTGCAGCTCCAGCACAGGGCTCCGGCATCCGATCCAGCATCGTGATCCTGACACCACGAGCAACAGCCTTCTCGGCAACCTTCTTGTCGAGCCGCACTCGCTCTGTGTGGATGCGGTCATCGTCCTTGCAGACACCAACGTACAGCGCCCGGTCTATCTTCTTGCCCATCATGTAGACCTGCATCTGAACATAGTGCATCGGCTTACTCGCCTCGACCCCAACCTTAATCAGATCATCGAAGGACTTCTTGGAGTGCGTCTTGAACTCGGCGATGTGCTTCTTGGCTGGCGCTTCTGGAACCCCATGCGTGATCACGCCGTCCAAGCTGCCTGATACATGTGAGCCAAAATCAACCCGGCTCTGAGCACCACCAGTTGATACTATGGTTATGCCTGCAGATCTCAGGTCGCTCACAATCTGAGCCTCTTCATTCTGCCCGCGCCTGAACAGACGCAATACCCTGCCGGGGAACTTCTCGACTACCGTCCATCTGAAGGACAACCACAGCCATCTGTCGCACGGGTGGCCCAGCATGGATGCCCCAAGGTGGGGGCGTGGCGGCTCCTGCCGCTCCTCGTGGGCGCGGTCGATCATTGCTGATAATGAATTCATTGGTTCTGGAATCTTCATAAGAATAAACCCCACCCTTTCGGGCAGGGTCTCCGTTATTTACTTCGTTGACCAAGACGGGCCGCTGCCCTTTGCCGCTGTCTTGGTTGCAGCTTCAGCTGCAGGGATGCCGCCTGACAATGCCTTGTACGCCTTGATATTGTTCTTGTCGCCGTACTCTTCACTGCGCTCGATACCCAGATCGATCTTCATGCTCGCGCCGATGAGGTGGTCTGAATCGGTAGCAGTTGGGATTCCGCCAGCTAACATGATCGCTGCGAAATCCTCGCGGCCACGCTTCTCAGCTGTAGGGTTCGCGTTACGAACGTTGATGTTCGTGAACACGACACGGCCCTGATGTGTTGGGCCAGTGATGTCAAAGCGGATCGAGACGTACTTGCCCGTGCCGGACTTTGTGGCTTTGATTTCAGCCTTGGTTATTGTTGCGTCATACCAACCCACTGGTAACGGCTCGAAAGAGTTAGAGGGTTGATCCATCTTGCTAAGGTCAAATGTTTCACCTAATGAGGCCATTTTATTGCTCCTTGATTTGAATTGAAAAGCTGGGGCGACCCGGCTCGGTTGTCACCGCGTCCAAAAGTGGGCGGGTGATTGCTTCTGATGCTGCTTTCCATACTGTTACATTCATCTCGGCCTTCCAGCGGAACAGGCTTGAGAGGTGGTCAGACAGACCATTCTCCTCGGCGATCTGAACCAGCATCTCGGAATCAACCTTACGGTTGAGACGGCCTACGATCTTGAGCTTGTAGCTGCCGACATCGAAGTTCTCCGTACCCTCAAGAGATTCTGGAATCTCAAGAGCTGCAACGATTAGATCCTCGAAGCGCCTGCGCCGTGCAGTAGCCTCTGACTCATCGGTCTTGCTGGCTTCCCACTCGCGCACGAGATACTCGATGTCGTTGCTCACTTTGCACCTCCGATCTTTGCAATGATCTCACCCAGATCTGGAGACTCCCACCTATTGAGCTTCCCGCTACGATCCTTTGCCAGCCATGAGCTGTCTGAATCGCACATCAATGCCCGCTGACTAACGCCCTCTTCATTCGTCTCGACCCGTAGTGCCATTACCAAGTCGAAGAAGTATGGAAGGCTCTGTCCAGTCTTATTGCCGGGCATGCTGGGTGAGTACAAGATCTTCCCGGTCTCGTCAGTTGCCTTCTCAGCCTTGGCCGTAAAGTAGATGTGACGATCTGAGATGTCGCGGAAGCTTCTGATGATCTCGGTCATGATGTCCTGCATCGCGCCATACGCAGCACGAGGATCTTTGTTGCTTTTCTTTTCTGCGATCAGCACCACTTCGGCGATCTCTGAGATAGAATCCAGAGCTATCGACTCAAAGTTTTTTGCTTCGTCAGCAGAAGTTGCCCAATTGTAAGCCTCGCGCAGATCATCCAGACCACGGATCTCGATGTATGGTAGGTCTGCGTCTTGTATTGACAAGAGACCGCCCTCGGCTGAGATTATGACTGGGTGAGGAAGTGTCTTGATGAGAGATGTCTTGCCAGCTCCTGCTTGGCCGTACACCATCATCTTGACCCCCGATGATGCAATGCTGCCAGTACCTTTTAGTTGAATTGCCATTTGAATCTCCTATTTATTTACATCGGTTGGGGAAATTCCCGGTCGATGCAGGTTGTATATTATTTCAAGATGAATTATATTGCAAGCGTTATCGACAAATTAATTACGAGGGTGCTAACAATGATGACCGTGGAAGAGATAAAGCTACATCTTACTGATTCAAACTTAAAGAAGGTCGCGGAGCGAGCTGGCATACATCCCAGCACGG